GGTGGACTAAAAGAATTGAAGCGATTCTTAGAAGACAAATTTGACCATACCCTTCTGGTCAGTTCTGATGACCCGGAACTTGAAACATACAAACTTCTACAAGAAAAGAAGATGGCTAAACTCACTATCCTGCCTAAATTAGGTTGCGAGGGATTAAGCGATATGCTTTACAAATATGTAAATGCTGTCTATATTCCAGATATGTGGGGGCCCGGTGAAGCACAGAGACTTTGGTGCTATAGAGTCGAAGTCCGTGAAACCCAGTCAAATATGGCATTTAGAGAAGGTCATCGTGAATGGAACGAGGACTTATTTGAAGGTTTTGAGTAAGTTTGCATAAATACATAGTTAGTAGCAAAGGACGAACTATGTATTATGGATTTATTTACGAATGGACCAATATGCTTAACGGTAAAAAGTATATTGGTTCACACGCCGGAACAACAGAAGATGGCTATATCGGGTCTGGTAAAGTTTTTCAAAGAGCTATAAAGAAGCACGGGATAGAAAACTTTACACGAACCATTCTTGAGTATGTTGAAGTTGAAGATAGAAAGTATCTATTAGAGCGTGAAAAGTTACATTTAGATAAAGTCAATGCTTACTATTCAGATAACTTCTATAATGTAGCCAAAGATGTAATAGGTGGAGATACTAAAGCGGGTTGGACAGAAGAACGCCGTCAGGAATTTAGTAATCAAATCAAACAAGTCTGGGCAAATAGGACAGAAGAAGAAAAGAAAGCATTATTAGATAATGTCCATAGCAAAACTAAAGAATGGTATCAGACCGAAGAGGGTCGGCAATTAAAAGAGAAGTTGCGAAACAATATACCCAAGATGGTAGAGGGTGTAAAGGCTCGTGACCCAGAAGATAGAAAGCGTAGTGCCCGTTTAGGTAAAGAGCGTATGGGTTCTGAACGCAGGAAAGAAGTAGCCCGTAAAGGGGTAGAGAATCGTGACCCCGAAACAGAAGCATTAGCAAGACTGAAGGCTCTAGAAACAAGAGCAAACTGGACAGAAGAAAAGCGTAAAGCAGTGTTTGAGAATAGTAGTCGTGGCAGAAAAGGCAAATGTGCTGGTAGTGAAAATGGTAGGGCAAGAAAGATTGTTGCCGAGTCCAGAACATTTGACACTCTTAAACAGGCTATGTTAGAATTAAACATATCAGAATACAAACTACATAGTAGATTGAAAGACCCAGCCAACAAGGAATATTATTACCTATGAACGAACAGAAGATAAAACAACTTACTGAACAGGCTAACTTGTCTGCTGATAAGACATATCAATTTGATCCCGAAGACGGATTCAAAATTCAAGAATGGGACAAGATCCGTTTGGCTAAGTTTGCTGAACTAATCATCAACGAATGTTTAGATGTTGCTAACGATACACAGTATGATGGCAAGGTTGTTGCCAACCGTATCAAGTTTGTTTTTGGAGTTGAAAAATGATTGACTACTACGAAGCACTTAGAGAAATGCACAAAGGTAATGTCGTCAAATATGTTGGCACAGTGAATGGCAATGTGATGAGCGATAACGGTGCCAGTTTCTGTATGTGTCGTGGTTGTATCTTTCTATTTGACAACGGAGTAATCAAATGGAACAAGTTGGGATATATGGTCTACGATCCAGACTTTCGTTATGAACTCACAGGTGAAACAGTTGATCCAAGAGCGTGGAAACCAGAGAAGAAAAGCAGGGAACTCAAGTCAAAGTTAGGTTATAGTAGAATAGGATTAAAAAATGTTTAACGCAAGGTTAGAACAACGTCTTTGGTGCTATCGTGTCGAAGTACGTGAGACACAGGCTAATATGGCTTTCCGTGAAGGACATCGTGAATGGAATGAAGATCTATTTGCTTGACATATATTTTAATTGTGCTATTATAATGCTATGATTAAACGCATAGGTTTCGCTTGTAAATGGTCTGAACTAGGACCTAAAGGTATCATTAGTGTACCAGAACTCAATAATAGCACAACTACTGTAGCTTGGCTTAAGCGCCAAACTAAAGAAGTAGCTGAACAAAAGTTATGGGATCTCATGACCCATAACATCGATGCAGTACATAATCTTGTAAAGAAAGTTGGAGGATTAGATGAGCATTTTAGGATGGTGCGTCTTGGCAGCGATATTCTTCCTGTCTATACTGAGCCTAGTTGGTCTTATTATTGGCATAGAACAGACGTTAAAACATATGCAGAGCGAGGATTTAAACGGATTGGAGAAATCAGCAGACACAATGATGTACGTCTGTCTTTTCATCCTGGCCAATTTACTGTTCTTGCAAGTGATCGAGAAGATGTTGTTGAACGCTCAATAGAAGAGTTTGAATATCATGTAGATATGATACGTTGGATGGGCTATGGCCAGAAATTCCAAGATTTTAAATGTAATGTGCATATCGCCGGCAGGCAAGGTCACGAAGGTATACGCAAGGTATTAGGCCGATTGAGTCCCGAGGCCCGCAATACCATAACGATCGAAAACGAGGAAAATACACATGGACTTGATGATTGTCTCGCTATTAGTGATGTCGTTCCTATCGTTCTTGATATCCACCATCATTGGATCAAGACAGGGGAATACATTCAACACAAAGATGACCGCACGAGAAGGGTTTTGGACAGTTGGCGCGGTGTCAGGCCTACTCTACATTTTAGTGTCAGCCGTGAGACTGACTTGGTTGGGCATTCATTAATCGATCGTCCAGATATGTCTCAGCTGTTGGCTGAGGGATACAAGAAACAAAAATTAAGAGCCCATTCTGACTACTACTGGAACACAGCAGTTAATCAGTGGGCTCTTGAGTTTCTAGATCAATTTGATATTATGTGCGAATCTAAAGCGAAAAACCTAGCTAGTAGGAAGATATACGAAGAGTATATTAAGCTGACTTCTTAGGACGTCCGCCCTTCTTAACAGCAGCTACGACTTCTTCAGCCTTAACCTTAACCGCTTTCTTTTCCTTAGCTACAGCAGTCTTGACCTTAGTAGCTGCCTTCTTGACTTCAGCAACTGCGACTTCTTCAACCTTAGCTACTTCTGCTACGACGGCTGTCTTAGCTGCTTCTTCAACCTTAGCTACTTCTGCCTTGGCTTCTGTCTTTACTTCGGCAAGAGCTTCCTGCACTGTTTCTTTCTTAGTAACCATTTTATACAGGACATATCCTGCTACTGCTACTGCTATTACACCTATGATAGTTTCCATTTATCTTCTCCTTTTAGGCATTTTATTTAGTGCTAAATATCGTGTGGTAAAAAAAATCTTTCCCTGCTCTTAGAATAAATATCATTATGATAAAAATAACCGAATCAGCAAAGAATCATATAGTAAAAGTCCTTGAACAGATGGAAAAACCCTATCTAGTTTTCGGATTAAAAGGTGGCGGATGTGCCGGATTTGAATATTTTTGGGAACCAGCTGATCAAGATTTATATGAAAAGAATGGTGATCCCAAGAGAGATGAATTTATTGATTTGAACAACGAAAAAAAATTAATAGTAGATTGCACTAGCTTGCTTTATTTATTTGGCAGCACTATCGACTACAAGAGCGACTTTGTAAGCAGCAGTCTCGTAGTAGAAAACCCCAATGCTAAATCAAGTTGTGGGTGTGGCACTAGCATTGCTGTATAATAGGATGGAATTGAAATGGTAAAAAAGATAATTGACGTAGGTATCGTAGGTAATGATGCTACAGGTGACCCAATTAGAGATGCGTTTTCTAAAACGAATGACAATTTCACTGAATTGTATGCGGCTCTTGGAAATTCCGGTGGATTGGCATTTACTGGATTAGTGCAAGCACCTAATCATTTAATTGCAGATAACATACTAATTACCAATCATAATGGGACTTCTCTTTTACAAAAATCCCTCGTAGCTGGTTATGGTTTAGCGATAGACAATAGTGATCCTACTAAAATAACTATCATCAATTCCGGAGCTAGGGTAGTATCAGATACCCAGCCAGCATTGGGAGGTAACCTAGATGCTAGAGGCAACATAATATATAACTTGCCAGATCCTGCTGGCTATTCTATTATACAATCTAGTCTAGGTTTACCAAATCAAGATAGTTTTGCTATCTCTAAAAAATACGCTGCACAGAATTTCGTTCCATTAGCAGGAATGCCAGCTACAACAATCGCTAATCTCGTCATAGGACAGTTTTATGCTATCGCCAGCCTAGGCACAACGACTAATACACAGTGGAATATCATAGCAGGGACTGTTGGAATAACTTATGTAGTTGGCAGTAATTTCTATGCCGCCGTTACAGGCAGCGGATACGGTACAGGAACTGCTTACAATAGTATGAGTGGGTTCTTAAGCGTTCCTCCCGGAGCCACGACTACCCAAGTTCCCCAGAGACAAGAAGTAATAGGTAAAGCAGGCGATACCATGACTGGTGCTTTGGTATTAGCAGCCGATCCTGATGCTAACAGCAGTCCTCTGCAAGCAGCTACTAAGAATTATGTAGATACTACTGCATTTGCTAGCCAAGCAGATTTTTTCGTAAGCTCCACAGGTGATGATTATCAACCAACTATTATCGAATCAAAAAAAGGTAGAGCTCTAGCTTATGCATTTGGGAGTCTAGCGAAAGCCTGCGCGGCAGCTGAAGCTGTACAGGCAGCAGCAGCGGAAGAATTAGGTCCGTATCAAAAGACTATAGTTTACACAGTGCAACAAGTAGCTACAGCTTCTACAGTAGCCGCTGTCACACAGATAGGCACGAGCAGCGGATATTATCTAGATATCACACACGGTGGGCTTGGAACAGATCCACGTGCTGGTGCGAACTATGTCATAAGATCTGGTATATTACTGCAAGGTACTACTAGCGGTGCGTTGGCTATCATTGATTTTGTTGGCGACGTAACGACTGCACCAAATGTCGAGAGATATAATATACACTATATTAATAATATATCTTTTACTTTAGGTGAAAATTTAAGCTACGCCGATCCTGTCAAAAAGACACAGATTACCATACATATAGAAAGCGGTGAATACTACGAAGACTATCCAATAAGGATTCCGGAAAACGTATCTATAGTAGGCGACGAACTCCGTCGAGTTATCATACGACCAAAAGCAAATATAAGTGCCAGTAAATGGGCAAATACGTTCTTCCGCAGAGACATAACTATTGATTCAAGCAGCCCATTAACGCTGCTTACTCCGGTACCGGTGGGAGAATTTACTATCGGGTTCCCATATGTGATCACTTCACTAGGTTCAACAACTAATTCGCAATGGAACACAATAGCAGGTACTACTGGTGTTTTTTATGTCGTTGGCAGTAGTTTTGTAGCCGCAACTACGGGGAGTGTTTCAGGCAATGGAACAGCCTACAGTGTATATGGATATCATTATCTAACCGATCCCAGCAGGCCTATATATAGCAAAACCATATCCAATGCAGGTAGTTTCGCAAATGCACAAAAGATATTATATGCTAATAGGGCATTTATACAAGCAGAAACTATAGGTTATATTAACGACACATATACTACTATCATAACTGGATCAGACTCACTCAGCAACAGTTTTACCTGCATATCAAACAGCAACCTTAATGTTGGTATGCCAATACGATTTGCCTCGCTATCAACTTATAGTACAGCGACAACTTCTGGCACCAATCGAATACAAGTTAAATCTACTAACGGAATGATAGAGGGTCAAACCGTACAGTTTAGCGGTACTACTCTAGGTGGATTACTAACCGGATCTACATATTACATATTATCAGTAGTAGATAGCACAAATATCGTTGTAAGCACATCTTATCCAGGAGTAGCACTATCATTAACTACTGATAGCGGCATAATGACTGTTACTGTAACGACTCCACTGATAGGAGGAGTAGATTCATCTACCACTTATTATGTCTTAGCTAAGATAGGATCAACACAGTTCACCATATCAAATACACTATCGGGATCGACTCCCGGAGCTATCTTTAACATAACTAGTTCAGATGTTGGCGCTGCTACTATGCAGAGCAATTTTTACTATAACCAATCTAATTATTCTCGTGATATAGGAATGCTAACCGATGCTATAGGCTTTGACCTCCTCTATGGAAAACAGACAAAAACATTAGAAGCAGCTATCTCATATTATTCAAGTGCTAGTGGGTTAGTAACTATTGGTGATCAATTACCTCAGACTAGCGCGGCGATAGCTTATATGGGAACACTAGTAGCATATGCTCTAGCAGAAAATGCTCCGCCAGCTTCTTACCAGCACACCCTAACACCAGTGCCGCAGGTTACATTCGCAAACATAAATTCAGAAGCGGGGGTATCTACAGCCGTTACCGGGCTAGTACAGCTCATGTTAGACATCGTAAACCAAGATGCTTCCTTCAATTTCCCCAAGAAAAACGATCAGATGGATGTTTTCTTGCTAAACAATGCTACCATACTTAGGATGTTTACTGGGCAAGGCCATGGCGGGTTTATGGGCGTGCTTGATCCTGAAGGACAGATACTTACTAAATCACCGTTTATCGAAATCTGCGCTAGTTTCTCAAAAAGTATTAATGCACAGACATTCGCGGGCGGATTGTTTGTTGACGGGTTCGCTGGCAGCTTACCGTGTACCATTACTAGCCGTATCGATAATCAGACTTTAGTAGTATCATCTGCTGCTTTTACCATTAGGCCGCCGCAGACACCTTGTTCTTTCTATCTAAAAGGTATAAGATTTGAAGTAGACTACGTAAGTGGATATGATTCCGTGGGTGGTACCCTAACTCTACACTTAAACAACAATACCCCAGATACGCTTGTCTATACAAATTTATCAACCAGTTTATTAATAGCAAATACCTATCTAGACCTAATCACCGCTGGTAATAGATCCGTGGTCACTACACATTTTACTAATATCAATGACCTAGGTTACACCCTGATAGCAACCAACAATGCACTAATCGAAGCAGTTAGCTTGTTCACTTACTATAACTTCAGAGCATTCTACTCAACGAACGGAGCACAGATACGAAGCCTTAACGGATCTAACTCTTATGGTATATATGGCATCACAGCTGAAGGTTCTGATCCAACAGAAGTACCTAGCCAAGCCTATCTCTACTATCCAATGACGCAGACTGCTGTCATCTATAAGCAGGGCATATATTCAGCTGTCGGTAATTCTGGAGACATAATATTTTATGTTACTAACTATTCGTATATTCCATTCGCCCAGAGCGGATTAGAAATAGATCATAACGGTATTATAGTTGAATACGAAGTAAACAGTGTCACTACTGTAGATACTCCAGGTGTTATACAGCTAACTCTAACTAGCAGTGCTAATAGTTCTATCTCAGTAGGTATAGCATCAAGCGGTCTGCTATATCCAGTTACAGATGGACAACCTGTAATCATAAGAGCTTTACAGAATTTCCGATTCAATAATGTATTAAATGTTAATCCAATTAGACCAAGTACTGCATTAGTATTTGATAACGATTTTGATGTTTATAGGGTATTACAATACAACACCGTAAACTTACCTAGCCAAGAAGCTATATTAACTACTAGTACTTCTTATGGTTACGTAAAACTATTAGTTGATTTTACTGCGGGAACTGCACCCGGCACTGGTCAGGCAGGCGATTATCAAATAAATGTGCAGCAGTTGCTCAGTAGCAACGACGTTAGCAGAGTGATAGGCAAGACCATAGCCTGGGGCACGAGTGTACATACTGTAGTTGGTTACGAACCAAACACACTGACTGGCCAGAGTTATGCGCGATTGTTCCTCGATACTCCTCTGTCCAAGTCTCTATTAAACAACACAGGATCTATAGTAATCACTAATTACGTGAGGAATACTAGCGGTGTAGTCACGATAACTGCTCCTAATCATGGACTTAGTTCTCTAAATTATGTCACTATATCAAACACAGGTGTTGTAGGTATAGATACAGCAGGTCTATATGTAAAAGTAACTTATATTGATGCAAACAGTTTCAGTTATCAAAGCAGTTCGTTATCAGCATATGGTCCTTCATCGGGCGGTATAGTTGGTGGCATCAGCTTCGTTGGCGGTATCAGTGTTATAGATCTGAGAGCAGGTATGACCAACATACAGTACATACCAGTAACTACGATTTCTAGGACTAGTGGAATAGCCACCGTAGTCACCAAATATCCACATTATCTAGACAACACATCTACAGTTAATATAATTGGTTTGACTACTAGCACCGATAGCAATCCAGGATTCAATGCTACAAACGCAGCAGTAACATTCATAGATGAATATCGATTCACTTATACCAATGCAGGATCCGATGTAGCCCCTACTACTGCCATAAGCGGTGTAGTGCAGCAGTCTACTTCGTTTGCTGTAACTTCGATATCAAGAAGCAATGGAATCGCGACAGTAACTACGTCATCTGCGCACGGTTTGAGCCCAGGAGATGCTATAAGCATAGTTGATACTGATTTCAATCTAGTAATATACGGAACGTCTAGTTCCAATAATTCAATAACTATCACACTTAATTATAGTGACGGCGGTGATAGATATTCTATCACTAATACCACCAGTGGGTTAGCAGTAGGCATGCCTATAGTATTCACAGGTGCCGGGTTAGTTGGCACCAATATCGTAAATGGTACTACTTATTATATTAAATCATTAGTTGGTACTACAGCTATCACTATAAGCACAACTCCTCCAACAGGTGCGTTTACTACGTTCATATTAGGTAATGTAGTTAATGCAGCAGCGACAGCAACGGCAGGTTACGGTTTTGGGATCTTAAATGTTAATCTGTTATCAGCGAGCGGTAACACGCTTACATATGAAAACCTAGCACCAAACCAAACAAGTGTAGGAACATTGACTCTAGCTAAGGCTATACCAATAAATCCAGTGATAGCTAGGATAACGCTTTATATTTCTCTCACAAGAGTAACTGGACACGATTTCTTATCTATTGGTACGGGCGGTTTCGCAGATACCAAATATCCAAACAATATATATGGTGCTCCAAAGAATAGCTCTCAAACAGCAAACGAAGTTACAGAAATAGGCAATGGTAGATGTTTCTACGTTAGCACTGATCAAAATGGTAACTTTAGAGTAGGTCAATATTTCTCCGTAGATCAAGGAACAGGTGTTGTTAAGTTCGCGGCCAGTATAGTGCTCACTAATCTAGATGGTCTAGGATTTAAACGCGGTGTTGCTATATCATCATTTAGTGCAGACGATACTATGCTAGACGATGCTATCGACGAAGTGCCAACACAGTCTGCCGTAGTAGGATATGTAAATCGTCGATTAGGAATAAATCCAAGCGGCGTCGCGCTAACACTAGGACAGATAGGTCCTGGATTTATGCCATTAAATGGCGTAGTACCGATGGCTGCAAATCTAGATATCGGTAGCCATAGGATCGTTAATCTATCAGACCCCGTTTCTAATAGTGATGCCGCTACTAAAGCATTCGTTAACTCGTCAATAGCTAGCTTATTATCAACTGCTGGTGGTACAATGACCGGCAACTTAAATATGGGCGGTAAAAATATCACAAACGTTGGCGGATTAGACATGGCTAGTAACAAGATCACTAGCCTAGCTACGCCCACTGCATCAACTGATGCTGCTAACAAATCATATGTAGATACTACTGTATCTTCTGTGAATACTCTGTATAAATTAAATGATACTGCCATAGAAGCTACTCTAAGCTACACTGCATCTAGTGCAGCAGCACCAACGGGATCGGGACCTTATATCGTAGTGTTCGCTATTCCTACACAGTCTGTAGCACCGACTACAGGTATAGGATATACAGTATCTGGCAATAGCAATAGTTTATATAATATATCAGTTACAGCTACAGCAAGCACTGTTTCATCTATCACACTAAGCTATCCTACAAATCCAGGAGCTTACGGAACAGGAACCACTACATTAACAACAAGTGGCTTAGCTAATGGAGATATTTTAGCTTGGAATGGCTCAGTTTGGGTGAATGCTGCACAATCAGGAAGCACTAGCTCAACATTCCAATCGATAGCTATAGCACAGATATCCAGAGCAAGCAATATAGCAACTGCGGTAACAGTTAGCGCACACGGATTAAACACAGGCGACAGAGTGACGATTGTTGGATTAGTCAGTAATAACAACACCGTTCCAGGTTTCAATGGCAGTTATGTTATAACTAGGGTCGATACTGTTACCTTTACGTATCTAAATTATGGTTCTGATTTTGCTAATGCGACAGCAGTAACAGGCACAGCTTTAGCTACATCTGGAACTAATAATTTCGTATTATTATCTTCTACGCTAAACATTTCTGTAAATTCTCCGATAGTCTTCACAGGTAGCACTATAGGAAATATCCTAGCTAAACAGCAGTATTGGGTGAAGAGCATAACTACACAGACAGTTATACCTATAGCAGAAGTAGCTAAATCTGGATATACAGTTACTATCAATACAGGTGCAGTACCATTTACACTAAATTCGTTTACTAGCAAGATACTACAAGGCGATAATACCTATAGAGTTACATTTGCGATTAACGTTAATCCGGCGCCGGCAGCCGGTGTTAGCTATCTAATCCTCGGTAACAGTAACTCAAACTACAATGGTACTTTTGTAGCATACAGCGCAAGCACTGTTAGTATAACACTAACATATCCAACAGATCCTGGCGTCTACGGTGTAGGTACTACTACAGCACAATATCTAGCACCACACGGATTAACGAATGGTCAGGTAGTCACTATAAGTGGAACGAGTATAGTTGACCAAACAAACGCTACTGTAACTGTAATAAACGGAACACAATTTACTTACACACAGAGTACTTCTGCTACTATAACAGGTACTATTGTTACAGGTATCGCTACACCACAACCACAGATAACCTTATCGTCAACTCCTGGAGGAGCTGTAATAACACAAGTAGCAGCTAGCGGCACTATGTCTTTCACAGCTGTAGTTGATGGATTTGCACAGATATTCAGCAATTCGATCAACAGTGGTGTGATAACCAACAGCATGATAAGTGCAATCGCTGCTATTGACCAAAGCAAGCTTAACCTTTCAAAGGCAACTGCGGGGTTAAACACAGGACCGAGCCCAGTAACGTTTGGTATAGCTGCATTTAGCAGCAATAATTTCACTGCAAGCAGCGGATTTATCAGTCTAGCATCTAATGGTATAACTTTATCAAACCTAGCAGCTATAAACTCAGGAAACGTATTAGGTAACATCAGTGGATCGACAGGAAATGTTAATAGCGTACCAGTAGATACCGCATCAACTGCTAATACGCTAGTATTAAGAGATAGTAGTGGAAACTTCAGCGCAGGCATTATTACTGCTTCACTAAGTGGTAATGCTTCAACAGCCACTAATTTAGCTGGAACACAACAGCCAAATTATTTCTATGCAGGTCCAGCAAGCGGGACTACTCCTAATTCCGCTGGATGGAGGAGCATAGTAGCAGCCGATCTACCAACAGCTATAGCAGGTACAAGCGGTACAGGGTCTAAGGGAGCAGTCATACCAGACGGTTCAACTATAACTATCACTAACGGTGTTATAAGTTCGATAACAGGAGCCGCTGCTGCTGGATCACTGACTGGTGCTACATTAGCAAGCAATGTATTGGCTTCTAGCTTAACTAGTGTCGGAACATTGAGCTCGGTATTAATAACGGGCAATGTTGGTATTGGAACTACTTCTCCTCAGAGGAAAGTAGATATTGAACAACTTAGTACCGATTATCAAATGAGAATTGGAGATACTGGTGGAAATTATTATGATATAGGTAGAAATACCACCGATGGGTTATTACATTTTTACGGTAACCAGGCCGCAGCAAGTGGATATGTGTTTGATACTGTGAATGGCGAACGTATGCGCATCAACTCCAGCGGTAGCGTTCTCCCTGGCGCAAACAATACACAAAATCTAGGTAGCAGTAGCCTCTCTTGGGGTACCGTTTATGGTAACGCAACTTCAGCTAACTACGCTGACTTGGCCGAAAATTACGAAGGCGACAAGTCTTATGAAGTAGGCACCGTAGTTATGATCGGTGGTGAGAAAGAAGTCACGCAGGCCATAGGATTTGGTACTACAAAGGTAGCAGGTGTTGTTTCTGAAAATCCAGCACATTTAATGAACGCAAACTGTCCAGGTATAAAAGTTCCAGTCGCACTAACAGGACGAGTACCTTGTAAGGTAGTTGGTAAGATTGCCAAGGGTGATCTACTAGTAGTAGGACTTGTGCCAGGAGTAGCACAGTCTAGCACTGATCCAAAACCAGGCAGTATCATAGGTAAGGCATTGGCAGATTATGATAGCGATAGGATTGGATTAATTGAGGTGCTAGTAGGTAAGCATTGATCTACTATAAATATTAACAAGGAGATCGATCAATGTCTTTAGAATTAGTAAATGTTGGAAATGTTGTAAATGATGGCACAGGTGACGATCTCTATGCCGCATTTACTAAAGTTAACAACAATTTCCAACATTTGGATTTCGTTAACGCACAAAATAACACAGCTTCAAATTTAGGAGCTGGCGTAGGACTATATGCAACTAAACTAGGGAGTGATCTCAGATTTAAAAGCCTAGTAGCCGATACTGGTATAACGATTACTGGTGAAGCCAACGATATAAAAATTCGAGGTACTAATAGCGTTGGCGTTATAGTAGGAGATACGGGAACATATACTGCTTCAGCTCCATTAAGCAGTATTAATTTCCGTGGTAGTGGTGGTATAACAGTTAGTGTTTCAGGAAATACTATAACATTTAATCAGTCATTGCGTGTATCTAGTGATCCCAATCCTAGCCTAGGTGGTAATCTAAATCTCAACAACCATAATATAAGTGGCACAGGTACTATAACTGCTAGCTCATTTACTGGAACGTTGACAGGAAATGTTACAGGTAATATTACAGGTAATGTTACAGGAAACCTAACTGGTTTAGTCAATAATATCAATGTAGCACAGCTTGCTAAACAAACAAGAGATTTTGATTTTGGCCCTATTGCTCCATATAATATAAATCCCCAAGACGATTTCATCGATTGGTTGAAATACAATATAAAAATAGACTTAGGATCATTTAATGATCCAATGACTACTATAGGAAATGGTACAGGCGGCGGCAGTAGCACCCAAGTAAATGCAGATTGGAATGCAGTCTCAGGAGTAGCTGCTATCTTAAACAAACCATCTATACCTAGTCCATATTCTTTACCAACTGCAACACCTTCCACGCTAGGTGGAGTTAAGGTCGATAATAAAACTATCGTGATAGATGGCGCGGGTATTATAAGCACTCCAGGATTAGGTTCTAGGACAACAGTTTCAGTAGTTACTAGTTCTCTCGCAGCGGGTGCAAGCACTATTGCATACGTAACAGTTGGAAAAAGCTATGTTCTTTATAGCATAGGTACCTCTTCAGCAGCTTGGGTCGTAGTATATGCAAATACAGCTACGAGTTCGGCAGATAGTACTAGGATGATCACTACAGATCCTACACCAGGATCAGGTGTGATGGCAGAAGGTATCACTACATCAAATAGCACTCAATATTTTACCCCAGCGGTAGTATGTTACAATAACGAATCACCTGTAACGACTAGCATACCTCTGAAGATCTATAACAATGGAAATAGTCCAGCAGCTATCACAGTTACCTTGACCTACATGGTATTAGAAATATAATATGGATTCTAACAGAACATTATTAAAACAAATAGAGTTAGCTGATCCTATAACAGGAGCGATACCTACTTCTATTCCATATCCGGGACTGCTCACCCCGCCACAGATAGCTAAAGCATATAATCTACCTAACGCGACAGGTTACGGAGTAAAGATAGGTATCATTAGCCTAGGTGGTGGATTTTTACAGAACGATCTTAACTTGGCATTTAATGATTTACGTAATGCCGGATTGGTGAACGGAGCCACTCCTACTATAAAAAAAGTAGTATTAGATGGTGTGAGTGGAATATTTGATCCAAATGACGGAGCTAGTGGTGAAAATACTGTAGATATTTTTTGCACTGCTACTATGGCTCCTGCTGCTGATATTACCATTTATATTGGAGGTTCGTGGGAAAGCCCAATAAATCAAGCGATAGCAGATGGTTGTCATATTTTAACTATCAGTTGGGCAACAAGCGAGTCTACATTTTTAGAATCTATATTTGAAACTGCTGCTGCTAACAAGATAGCAGTTTGTGTAGCGTCTGGTGACTGGGGTTCGATTTTTCCGTATACAGGTTCGCTATCTGTTTGTTATCCGTCGTCTAGTCCTAATGTTATATCGATCGGTGGAACAAAACTGTTATTAAACAGCAACAACACAAGGGCAAGCGAAATAGATGACGATCGAGATCCAAACTTCGGTTCTACTTGGGGCGGTGGTGGTGGCATAAGCACGCTATTCTCACTACCTTCATGGCAAACAGGATTACACTACACACCAATAACGGGCGGAGTGACCGGTAGTCCTACTCCATTAACTATGAGAGGTCTACCAGATATCTCAGCACCTATGAGTGTTTATGCTTTGTATTTTAATGGGGGGTTAGCAGGCTTTGGCGGAACTAGCCTGGCGAGCCCAGTAGTAGCGGGCATACTTGCTCGATTCCAACAGCTAACTGGTGTGCAGAGATCTAGCAGCGAATATAATACAATATTTTACTCTAATCCTAATGCATTTTATGATATAACAGTAGGAACTAATAATACGGAGATATCTGATGGATATGCAGGAACCGTAGGTTGGGATGCTGTCACTGGACTCGGAGCACCTACAGGATCCAGCATTTATAAAGCAATACATATAGGTAATACTTTTCCAAAATCAAATAGAGGATTCAGGCCAGCAGCTGGACAAGCATATCCTCGAATCAGAATGTTCGCAGGCGTATCTAGATAAGATATTACGATAAATATTGCATAGGATAGCAATATGACAGATAAACCTTTATGGAACATTAAATCAGAAACAGTCTTGGCAACTATATATGCCGGAGTCGCAGTTAATTTACCTCTACCGGTAACTAATCCACCAGTAGAGCAAACAGCACCGTATCCTCCGCATAACGTACCTGTGGAAATTTACAAATTTACAGATTATAAAAATGCCAACATTGCATCTGCCCATACAAACAGATTCCAAGGAAATGCTACAGCATTCGCTGACATTAATGATCTGTATGTGAGCAGCAACGGATTACCTGCAACTACACCAGCAAGCTCTAATTATAGTCTATATATTGCTACTGCTACAAATTATGTTTTTCGAATCCCTAGACAGAGGAACATACAAGATACAAAAAATCCTATAATGACGCAACAGTCTATAGGAGTAGCTATCGACGGGGTTCCGTTTTGTGCTCCTAGGTCCGGAAAGACACACAATTTCAATAATGTTATCTATACAGAAAATGATATATTAAATCCTGTAAATTTCCCTACATCGGACGGATCAGCGTTAGTAGGAGCAGATGGTGCGTATTTTTATAATTCAGATCCTAAATTACTCTACACTAAAAATCCAGAACAGCACAGTCCAATAATAGGATATGCATTTGACGGGTGGCCTATTTACGGACCTTACGGATTTACTAATACTAACGGTACTGGTGGAATATCATTAATGACTTCCAGCTATCAATTGAAGACGAGTTTGAGATCAAACAACACTGATCCCGATGGCACTTATATAGAAGACTACCTATATGTAGAAGGGTCGGGTACACTTGATCGATATAACGGTAGAGATTGCATAACTCCCGAATATCCAAACGGGGTATATGCATATTTTGTTACTGTTAATCCCTATAATACCAACGAACCTGTTTATCCATATATAATAGGACCTTATTATAAAAGCAAGCCTGTTAAACCAAATGGCAATTTTACCTATCCCGGTAGTTTGACTATTTCGGTTATAAGTGCCGAGTTGCCCCCTGGGCTGAGGATAAGTGGAACTAATGTAGTCGGGACTGCTTATTCTATAAAAGTCGATACTAAATTCAAATTCGTTTTGAGGGCACAGAATAGCATAGGATTCTCAGATAAAACACTGGTTATCGCTGTCACTGCTCAATCTGGTTTGCTTTGGGAAACCCCAGCAGGTTCTCTCCCAGTAGGTAATAACAAACTATTTCCCATACCTGTTCAATTTGATCCTAATAGATTAGGCCCTGATCTAAAATTAAGCAATTATAATCTAACTGTTTCTGCACCTAAGCCTATCACTGATGGTAGTGAACCTAGCGCACTATGCACTTATAACATATTAAACGGTGTCAAGGTGATTTTTAGCGTCATAGTAGATAAAGCGGTTAAAGATGCATTTACTGGAATCGGTATAGCAGGAGCAGGAATGAATCTAACTACTTGGGTAGGTAATACTATCGATAGTTTTGGATTCTGGGACGATGGGTCCGCATACGGAAACGACAATAACATCTACTACCCAGCAGGAACTTTTCCTATCATATATGGAGGCGATATAGTTGACCTAGCAGTTGATAGGCAGAACAATCTCATCTGGATGAGGGTAAATGGTGGAAGTTGGAATGGCGATGCTTCGCAAGATCCTGTAACGGCAACAGGTGGTATCGATATTTCGTTTATGACCGCGGCTGTTTTTTATCCAGCCGTTAGTCCATATAACAATGGATCAAGTGCAGGTCAGTTTACAGTAAAGCAATTACCTAGTTATAATATACCTTATGGATATATATTTGTCGGAAACGAAGTCATAGGTGACGTTTACTATGTATTAGACAATGGATATGTTAATTATCAGCTATCAGCTGTTGACAAAAACCTAGCACTTTCGCAAGATCTAAAATTCTACATACCTCCCAACGGTGGTTATTTACCTGGCGGACTAACCTTGAGCTCGAGCGGAGTGATATCTGGATTTACTAAACCTGTATTTTCAGTTATATCAAGCAATGTCAACGGAAACTACGACGAGAACTTTTATGATGTATCAGCGTATGATTACGGTATACCACCAAACAACGGGTTTGATAGCTTCATATATGATATTGAAAATTACGATTTTTATTACAATATCAACATACCTAAAAAACTAAACAGATATTATCAATTTATAATCAGGGCAACTGATGGATATTATTACGAAGATAGAAAATTTAAGATATATGTAGTAGGCGACGATCATCTACGTGCAGATACTACATTAATACAAGCGGGTGCTAACATCTATAGAGCAGATGCCACTTATCTGAGGAAACCAATCTGGTTAACTCCAAACTTCCTAGGAACTAGGCGAGCCAATAATTATGTAACTATACCTACTAACATTTACATATCTGATAGTATAGTGGGAGTAATAACCTATATTTTAGATCGTACTAACGACGACGGATCTATCAGCAGATTACCTCCCGGACTTGAGCTAGATGAACAGACAGGAACTATATACGGATCTATACCATATCAGCCTGCTATATCACAGACTTACAAATTCACCATAAGAGCATATAGGTATGATCCAATAAAGGGAGACACTGTAGATACTCCTAGGACATTTACCCTAGATGTGATAGGTGAAGTAGAATCTATCATATCATTTACCACTAGCGGAGATATAGGTACGATAAATGCACAGTTGGTCAGCAATCTTAGTGTATCGGCGACTACTAAAATACAAAATACCACATTAGTTTATACATTAGTTAATGGTAAATTACCACCAGGATTAACATTATTCAATGATGGAACCATTCAAGGAAAAATAAATCAATTTTATAATCCTTCGATCGGTCTTGGATTGACTACGATAGATATGGGAACTGCTACATTTGATCATAGCACTACTCGTTTAGATAGACAATTTATATTCACTATAAAAGCTGCTGATCAATTAGGACTCAGTGCTACTACTAAAACATTTAGCATAGAAGTAGCTACACCCTATAAGCTAAACTATAGCAACATATATGTTAAGCCATTCTTAGATCAAAACACAAGAGTTAATGTGTTAGCTTTCTTGAACAATATCAATATCTTTACTCCTAATCTAATATATAGGCCCAGTGATAGTAAATTTGGTGTGCAAAAAACATTACAAATGTTACTTTATCCGGGCATAGAAACTACCGATGCTGCAAAATATGTAGCAGCATTTGGTAGGAGCTACAGGAAACAGTTTAGATTGGGAGATATTAAAAAAGCTATTGCTAAAACTCCAGGAACTAATACAGTAATTTATGAAGTAATATATATAGAAGTTTTTGACAACCAAGAAATCGGAACGACTTCTATGAAAAGCGTCGTAGATATAAACAATAGAAATTATCCTATCACTGTCAACCAAGGGCGTAGAGATGCGATCGATGACACATTTGGATCTAATATAGCTACGATAGAATCAATGGATGTATATAAGCGATATCATCTATCAGATAGAGCTATGAGCGCAGATTATAACGGCCAAAGAGTGAGTGATAGAAATAAATCAACTATCTTTGGAAACAGTGTCACAAATATGAGGAATAATATCAGACAAGTAGGAGATAGCGAAAGGGATTATCTCCCCCTATGGATGCAGACTCCCCAGACGTTTAGCGGTATAGTACAGAGCTTTACTAAGGCTATACCTCTTTGTTATTGTGTTCCTGGCGGTGCGGATGCTGTGATCCTAAACATACAGCACAGCGGATTTGATTTCAAATCTATAAACTACACTATAGACAGAGCCATTATAGACAGTGTCACTGGTTATGTAGGTGATAAATATCTTATGTTCCCAGCGAGAGAGGTTATAAATGGTTAGCCAGATTAATTATACTAGTATAGATGCAACATATCCAATAGCAGGTAAAGATAACGATAGCCAAGGATTCCGTGATAATTTTGGATATATTAAGTCTGGACTAGAAGTAGCACAAGGTGAAATTACTGCACTACAGAATACTGCTGCGGTGACTTCCCAAAACAACGATTTTGGAAATAATCAGATCACAGGTGCGGTATTCCGAAACAACAGCGATCTTTACTTTGATGGCGGAACTATCTCAGCTAATACGACAGTTACATATGCTAATGGTCCGTATCAAAAATTTGTAATCGGCGACGGTCCGCTAACATTGAGCCTAGGATTTCCTTCTACATCATCTCAAGTATACAAGATGCGAATAGAATTAGTTGGCATAGATACAGCATATGCTGTAGGATTCGCAGGAACAGGATCTACAATAGTCACTAATAATATATCAAATCCTTTCTATATTACTAGCAGTACTAATCCAAGGATATTTGACGTATGGACTACTGATGCTGGAACAAACATCCACATCTATCAAGTTAATAATGATGACGGATTTTATGACAACGGCGCGGTATCAGGATCCGATACTTTTTCTTACACTAGCGGCAAATATCAAAGTTACACACTTGAAGGAACAACTGCTCTAACAGTGAGCGGGTTTCCTCCTACAGGAAACACAGGTAAAATAATCCTAGAAATAAATAGCAGTGTTAGTTCTAGTTCATTTACGCTAGCAGCATTAAATACGGCAGGAACCGCAGGAACTATCAAATACAGTCCTAATTTTCCCACAGCAGTGGCACAGGCAAATATGCTTATGTTAGAAATTTGGTCACACGATGGCGGAAATACTGTATATGCAAAAAGCCACGGAACGTTTTCATAATGCATCCGTTTAGTCCAGATCTAAGTGGATTATCTGATCAAGAACTAGACAACAAAATTATAGATCTTGGAAAAAAATATTTCCAAGCTATACGATTTAGTCCTAGCATTTCTCATCAAATTGTGTTACTATTAGAGAGTTATAAGTCTGAGCAGCAGAATAGATTTGCTGCAAAGATGATGAAATCTAAGATAGACGGAGATGATGAGCTAAATGAACTTATTAGGATCGATTAAAGAGTCTAATTTTCCACAAACTATAAATTTTAAGGTAAATTGTTTAGTTTACGTCGACGATGCGTTTATCGTAAACAGATTTAAGATAAAAGTTGGATTTTCTCGCACTGTT